CTTTTGTTTATCAATTTGGCCTTGACCGGATGTTTCCTAAAGTAAGGAACTTCTTCTTTATCAACTAATCTTGATACTGTACAAGATTCTGCATTATATTTTCTCAGCCTAACTTCATAAAATGGATTGTCTATGTTGCATGTACTCATAAGTTTGATTATGTAATCAAAAGAAGAATATTTTAATTTTTGTTTCCTTTCAAGTATAAGTGCTAACCTTGCTATAGGAGAACCAATGATCAAACGTCGTTAATATTGTAACCATGTATTGTAATGATCATTTTGGATATAATCCTGCTCAGGATTACCAGGTTGTTTATCAACATTCCAAGGTTTGTTAAATATCATAGATGAACACATCCTAGATGGAAAGCCCTTGGCTATGTTTAATGTTGTACAATATTGTACTCTGAGGAAGTCAGTACTGCCGAATGCACATGGAGTTACCCGATTCTTGTCTGCATGTACTTGCAAATTTTCATCCTCATATTTGATCAAGTCACCACAACATTAAAGGATATCATTTCTTATCAAGCCAGCATCATCACCTTGGTATACATTTAATTTATTTAGAGCATCAGCTTCTTTTTCATCCAATAGTATTTCCTTGTAAATCATGTTGCATAGTCCACCAATTACTGAAGTCATTTTGAGTCCGGACATTAAACCTGCAACTATATTAATTAGCTCATCTTCATATTCAAGTATACTATTCTATAATATTTGTTCGTTTAACCAAGATAATTATTGAGGAGATAAGATATCTTTCATTAGATATTCACAGATGGCAGCAACCATCCATAGTTCTATAGTGTGATCAAATTTTGATTGATCAATAGGGAAGAATACTTTATCTGTTGCACTATTCAGATTTATTGTGTTTTCTTACCATTCCAATTATTGCTTTTTAGACATAGCTATCCACAGTTAGCTGTTGATTTTAGAATTTTTGTTCTTATCTAAAGCAATTTTCCAGCTTGAATATATGTAATTAAACACTGAATATTGGGTCAAATCTGTATTTACCACAGCTCTAACTTTGCCTGGTTCTCGTTTTTATATAGCATAAAATTTAAACCCATCGAATTCTTCCTTAAACATACGTGCTAGAGCGTTTACTTCTAATTGCTCTACTTTATCCCAAACCTCGGTTGGATCTACTTTTGTAAGAAACATACTTGATTTGCTAGTCCCCTGTCCTTTAGCACTACCTTTTGAAGAAATTTCTCTCAGAAATATTTCTTTGATATTATCTTACTTATTAGCTGTCATAGGTAGTAATTTCTTAAGTTATTCTTTAAATGTCTAAATATTTATTTTGGTCTTCCTGGAGTTGAGATAGCTATAACTTGTTTCTATGTTCTTATTGTTGTATTTTTGTACAATAGACTTAGGAATATTCATTGGATTAGCCCATGTTTGCAGTTGTTTAATGAATTCCTGCTTCTCTGCCTTTGGAGTAAAGCCAACTGTCTGATTCGCTCCCGGTAATATATGATCCATCAGAAGACCACTACATTTCTGCATACCTAGAGCAAGATTCTCTCTTTGTTTAGGAGTCAGCATACCTATCTGTATTCTAGTAGGTTTATCTAATATATGAGCTAATGTGATTTAATACATGGCAGTTGGTAATATTGCTTGAAATCTAGGAACTTACCATATTTGAAAATGTGCTTAAGTGGTCACTTACATAATTAATTGAGCCAGAGAGTGATTCTTCAATGATGGTTGGTTTAGCTACATAGCAATAAAAATATAATAATATAATAGCTTGATCCTCGGAAATTAATAAGTGTGGCTATTTATCACACAATTTATCAGCTAGGTCTATGATATCACCAGTATTTATAGCAGAGAAATCAGACTATATTTATGTTACTCCGTCATCTATTGCTAATTAGAGTTCTCCAATTAATCTCTTATATTCTTAATCTCTCTTCCAAGTAGATTAGAGATTTGGGAAAAATCTTTCTATTCTATTAATGGCTTATTATCTATCGAATTTCCCTTCTATGAAGATATTATTATCAGGATACAATACCATATAGCATTTAGTTGTTCTACAGAATAATTCATATACCAATCTGTCTATAGGCTCTCCAAATTAGCTTGAATATTATGAGATATTATCTTACGTAATTGTAATCTTCTATAATGCTTTGATCTCTTCTTAAGTGGTTTGAACTGGCTATTGATCTTGTTATTTTGGCTTCTTTAAACTTGCAATTTCTGCCGCTGGTTACTTTGTCTAACTATCTAATTTGAAAGACTATTGATGCTTGTTTGCTTTAGCTTTGTATATAAAGGTTGTGGGTTTAGAATTGTCAACACTATTATTATATATTGTGCTTTAATTGGAATCGTCTCTAACCTTCCACTTAGATGATCCTTTATCATTGAACTGCTTATTTGCAGCTCTTTTATGGTCAGAATTTAATTTTTATCTACCTTTTCCAGGTTTTACATCATC